CCACTGATGTGGGTCTTCTTGAGGTTCGGTTTGTGCCCAACTTGGGTTAACCGAGCGAGGACGGCCGTTGCTAAAGCGGCCGGGACGATCAAGTCGTCTCCATAACACAGGATCTCTCCTGGTATGCCCTCATCCTCTTGTACCGTTAGAGCTAACGTCTGAAACAGGATTGTTTCGAGTTCAAACGTAAACCCATTCCCCATAGAGGAGAATTTTTCCAGATACAAGCGCTTCCCGCCGAAGAGGGTATGCGTCGCACGCGTGGCGTTTAGGAGTACTAGCCATTCACCGTCGATGAGAAACCGGACGAGCTCTCGGGCCCACCGGTCAGACGCACTGGACATGTCCAGGGTCGCTAAATCATCGAATATCGAGCCCTCGCGGGCCCGATGCTGGTGAAGGATTGCTCCATGGTTTAAGTCGATATTAAGGCGCTTACGCGCCCGCTCCCTGAGCTCGCGTCCCAAAGCAAGCTGCATCGTCACATTGATTGATGCTTCTTTGCAGCAAGACCGACCGGTTAGGCCGTTCTTTGGAACAACGAAGAACTCGTTGCCAGGAGCAGCACGGGGGAAGAGACCGCGTTCGCACGCGATCGATCCCCACCCACTGGTGAAGAACCAGAGGTCAGCCTCGAAGGCCGAGTGCTTATACCGTTCAGGTGTCGTAGACAGCTTGTCTATTGTTGTCGACCATAGCCGCGTTGTTGAAGTGGTTGCCCCCGACGAAAAACGGGGCTCAAGGACCTCTGGAGCCTTTCCCAGCACACTACGTATTTTTCTCTTCCAGCGGAGTAGGAACTCCACGAAAGCCACGTCCGAGGGCGGTGTAGAACCGCTGTCTTCTCGGATAATGGTACGAATGCGCCGGTTCACGCTGTAGCAAGCACGCTCTGTTTCAAGGAACGTGTCTACCGCAGCTTGCTCCGTGATACGACCACCTGCGATATCAGCCTTCCTGACAAGGTCAACGCATAGAGCGTCGGCCCAGTAGGATTTAGCATCACCGTAGGCAGTCGGGTCCAGTGTGAGCTTCTGAAGCTCCACCCACTCACCGGCGGTAGCGAGCGCAAGCACTCGTTCCGATACCGGTGATCCGACCTTATTGCAAAT